ATTTTGAAACTTCTGCAAAAGCACAGTTACCAACTGAAGAAATAGTCACTACTAATGATATTCAAGAGTTTGTTGATAATTTTTCTGGTTATGACAGCTCAGTTTATGAAACAGGAGACCCTGCATATGGATTACCATTTGATGACTTAAACCCTAAAACTTTTTAAATAAAATATAATGAAAATTGATGACACATTATCTGCCGAGTTTGGTATTCAACCAATGGGCAAAACTGAAGTGATAACAAAGACTGGAGAAGTTATTAACGACTCTACAAATAGAATTCAAGATGATTTCGATATCACTCGAAACAATCTTCGTATTTTACTTCAGCAAGGGCAAGAAGCACTACAAAAGTCACTTGATGTGGCTATGCAGTCTGAGCATCCGAGAGCATTTGAAGTTGTTGGAAATTTGATGAAACAATTGGCAGATATTAATCAACAATTGTTAGATCTACATTCTCAAAAACAAAAATTAGATGAACCATCTAAAGCTGAAAAAGCTAAACAGGTTACAAACAATGCTATCTTTGTAGGTAGCACTGCTGAATTGAATAAGTTAATTAATAACATGACTAAAGGAGCGTAACATGGCATTGCCAGTACAAAACACCCCAATATATACAACTGAAATTCCTTCTACACAAGAATCTATTAAGTTTCGTCCATTTCTAATTAAAGAACAAAAATCTTTATTATTGGCACAACAAAGTGAAGATATTAATGTTATGGCTGATACACTTAAAGATGTTATTCGTCTTTGTGTTCAAAGTAAAATTGATGTAGATAAATTAGCTATCTTTGATCTTGAATACATCTTTAGCCAGATCCGTGCCAAATCTGTCGGTGAGAATGTAGATTTACTTTTTAGCTGTGATGATTGCACAGACGAAAAATCAAGAGTAAAAATTAGTATAGATTTAACTAAATTAAAAGTTGAAACTGATCCAACACACCAAACAAAAATTGGTTTATTTAATGATGTTGGAATAGTGATGAAGTATCCATCGATCAATGTTCTTAATGCATTAGAAAAATATGGTGTCGACTCTGAGATTGATTTGGTGTTTGATATCGTATGTCAATGTATTGATTACATCTATGATAACAAAGAAGTTTACCATGCACATGAACAAAGCAAAGAAGAATTAACTACATTTGTTAATAACTTAACAACAGAACAGTTTGGTAAAATTGAATCTTTTTTTGAGACGATGCCAAAATTAAGACAAAGAGTTAATTATACTTGCCCTATGTGTTCCAAAGAACATAACAAAGTTTTAGAGGGACTTAACAGTTTTTTTTAATGAACCTTTGCCATGAAGATGCAGCTAACTTTTATAAAACGAATTTTGCGTTGATGCACCACCACAAATATTCGTTACATGAGTTAGATGAGATGATACCGTATGAACGAGACATTTATATTAGTTTACTATTAAGTCACTTAGAAGAAGAAAAACAAAGACTAAAGAATATCAAATGAAACAACTACTCGCACAACAGTCATCTAATGCAGCAGGCAACTCGGTTATTAATCCAATAACCAGAGAAATATCTCAGGCAAAGGTTGCTACAAATTTAAATAAGGGTGATGATAAACTCGCTAGAAGTATTGTAGATAAAACTGGTGATGGATTAAACAGTAACGTAATTAAACTCTCTCAATACATAACAAAGCTAAACAAAAGTATTGAGACTAGCATTAAAGTTAGCACTAAACTTTCTACGCAGCAAGTTGGAGATATTACTACTAATGCAATGGGTAAGAAACAATTTAATACTTTAAAACCACGTGTAGAAGGTTTTAAAGCAAATGTTAAAGACTTTTTTAGTATGCGAGGTTTTTTAGATAAAACTGGAATCGCTAAACGTGGTAGTGGTGGTTTAGTTTCTGAGTATCTAGATCGTGGCGAAGCTAAAAAGAAATATGTTGATCAGCGAATGAAAACCAAAGGTACAACATTTGGTTCGAAAGAAACTTTCGCAAAACAGTTTGATGAACAAAAAAGAATTGAATCTGAAATCAATAAAAATGAAAAACAGATCAAAGAATTGCAAGCCAGTGGTGCAACTGATGTTGGTTTAAAACGTGGTGGCTTTTTAAAAACCAGAGAAAACTTAGCTGCTCAATATGCTAAAGTAGCACCTGATGCTAGACCACAAAATACTGAATCAGGAAGTACAAGCACAGAAGAAAACGTATTACCATTCAAGTCTAAGTCTAAGACTAGTGCAACAGCAGCTGGTGGCGAAGAAGCCATGCTTGAACAAAACAAAATGGTTGCTGAACAAACTTCGTTACTTATTCAGATCGAAGAAAACACTAGAGGTGGTGGCGATGGTAAGGCTAAAGCTGGTCCTCCAGTACCACCCCAAGCTGGTGGTGGTATGGGTCTTATGGATATGCTTGGTATGGGTGGTGTTGGTGGAAAGGTATTGGGTGGTGTAAAAGCAGCAGCTACTGGTGTAAAAGCAGCAGGAAGTTTCTTGGGTAAAGGTGCGCTTACTGCTGCTAAATTTATTGGAAGAAATCCGTTATTGATGGCTGGTACTGCAGTAGCAGCAGGTGTTTATACAGGATACAAAGGATACCAAGCTGCTGGAGATAAACAAGATACTGAAAATGCACAAACTGATGCTGACCTTGCTTCAGGAAAGATAACAAAAGAACAAGCTGCTACACAAAAAGAACAAACTGGAGATACTGCAACTATAGGCAAAAGTAAATCTGTTGGTAAAGGTTCAGGTATGGCAATTGGTGGTGCAGCTGGTGCACTAAAAGGTGCAGCGTTAGGTGCTGCACTTGGTTCAGTTGTTCCTGTTGTAGGAACTGCTATTGGTGGTTTGCTTGGTGGTGCCATTGGTGGTATCGGTGGATCTTATCTTGGTGGTAAAGCTGGAGACTATCTTGGTGAAAAGACTGGACAAGTGATGAACTATGTACCAAAAGCGTATAAGTCAGTTAAAGAAGGTGCTTCTAACTTATATGATGGTGCAAAAGACAAAGCAGGTAAATTATATGATGGTGTATCAAGCACAGCAAGTAAATTTTATGATGGAGCATCACGTATGGCTGGAGATGCTGGCGAAGGATTGCTACGAGCTAAAAATAAAATCAGTGATACGGCTTTTAATGTTACAGCAAACGTATCAGATTTTGTTGACAGAAACACTGGTGGTTCTCTTACAAAAGTTGGTAATGCATTTAGTAGTGCTAAAAATAGTGTGCTTGGAATGTTTGGTATGGGTGATAAGGTTGTTGATAATGGTGATGGCAGCAAATCAACTTTTAAATCTGATGGTACCAAAATTGTTCAAGATGGTGGTGGTACCAAAACTTTCGATAAAGATGGTAAATTGATTTCTGAAAGAACTCCAGGATTTAATGGGTTTTCTGAAGAGAAACGTGCTGATGGTTCTAAAGTTAGTAACTTGGATCAGGGACCAATGTCTCTTAAAATAGAAACACGTGCTGATGGTGGAACTCAAAGTACTGGTGCATATGACTTAGGTGTCACGAAGGTATCGAAACGTGAGACATTAACAGCACGACAGGTAAAAGAACGTGCGATTGATTCTAAAATGGCTGATGGTCTTCCAGATAAGATCCCAGTCGAATCTGTACCAGTTACATCAAAACCTATTAGCGCAGGAGGTGGTTTGCTTGGTGGTGCCATTGGTGGTGCTAATTTAACGAAAGAACAAATATCAGCAAGAAACACTGCAGCCTTCGATAAAGAATTGGCTCAAGCTGAGGGTGGTACTGCTCCAGTACAAGCAGCACCTGTTGCACGTGGACAAACATCATCAATGATTGCTGGTGAGCCTTGGACTGTTGGACAGGAACTCTCTAAGAAACAATTAGCAGTTATGAGTAGTGCTATTGCTGGAGGCACAAACTATAGCGCACGTGTCATGCGACAGTATGATAAGCAAAAAGGTATCGCAGCTGCTCCTGTCATGGGAGGTGCTCAGAGTGGTGTAGATGGTGACATACTATCTAAAAAATCTACTGAAAATGAACAAGCAAAAATGGATTCTATGAAATCATCTAGTGGTGGTAATACTGCAGTAGTTGCGCCAACGATTAACAACACAAGTAATCAAACTCAACTAATTAAATCACCAATTAGAAATCAAGAATCTTCGCAATCAAAGTATCTGGATAGCAGATACGCTTTCTAAAAACAAAAAGGGCTACCAAAAAGGTAGCCCCAGCGAATACCACATAAGTGGTTCCGTTAATTAGTCTTCTTTAGCAATCTTCTGAAAGTAAGACATCACATCCTCATCGTCATCTTCGACAACATTTTTAGGTGCTGGCGCAGGTTTAGATGCAATCTTTGGTGCTTGTGCTACAGGACGATCTTCATCTTCAGCGATCTGTGCAGCAGACTTGCTAGCAAAAGAATCACCAGACAAAACTTCATTTAGTTTCTTCTTCAACTCATCATAAGACTTGAAGTTCTTACGATCAGTAAACTCAGACAACTTGACCTGAGACTTTGCAATGTGAAGAATAGATTCATCATCATTAGCAATTGCTGCTGGTTCCATAAATGCAGACTCATCATAGTTAGCGTAACCATCTTTCTTACGCATACGAAGTTTGAAGTTTGCACCTTCCCAGAAATCAAAGACATTGACTGGCTTTTCATCTTCAAAGGTTGGACGAGCCTTGTCCATAATCTTATCAAAGATTTTCTTACCAAATTTCCACAAGAACACTTTACCTTCATTCTCAGGATGCTTAGGATCAGACACAACCAAAATATTGGCAGTGAAACTTAGGCGACGCTTTTGTTTACGAGCAATCTCTTTGTTCGCTTCAGAACCAGAGTTCCAAAGAGTGGTATTCAATTCACCGACTGGATCATTTTCACCAAGAGTTGTTAGGGAGTTTTCGATATACCATTTTCCAGTTGGACCTTGGAAGCCATGTGA